TCAAACATGGTATTCGCAAGCGGCTCGAGAGCCACCTGAGCCTGCTGCTTGAACATTTGCAGGCGTTCTCCGAAGTCGTAAGTATCTTCGGCAGCGCCTCCGATAGTCTCGGTGCTTTTTTCAAGCTCGGCAGTCAGATCGGAGACCGAGAGAGTCCCGTCTCTGATAGCGGCAGCCATTGTGGAGCCGGCTTTTGTTCCGAAAATTTCGGAAGCGATAGTGGTCGCCTCTGTCATGCTGCCTGCGTTCTTAATCTTTTCGGCATACTGTTCGAGGCCCTCGCTTGCAGATATTCCTTCCTTCGCAAGAGCTCCGACGCCCTTTTTCATAGCCGCGAGCACTTCACTGGTATTTACGCCGGCCTTGTCGAGCTGTCCGATCAGGGCGGTGGCTTCATTGAATGAGTAGCCCATTTCTTGAAGCTGAGGAGCGAACTGCTGCACGCTGCTCATTAAGTCAGTGAAGCCGAGACCGGTTGACTGTGACGCCTTGAACACATAGTCCATAGCGTCGCCCATGTCGGCCGCGTCGATGTTCCACGCTTGGAAGGCTTGGCTTGACTCCTCAATAACGCCGCCGAGGTCGTCCCCCAGCATGTCCGATACTTGGATCGCCTGCTTTGAAATGTTTTGTAATTCCGGGCCAGTCAAACCGAGGCGCGTGTTGTAGTCAGCGATAGCCTGACTGGCGTCCTCCATTGTCGTTGGTACGCTTTTATAAACCTCATTAAAATCATCGGTGAGAGCGTCGAGAGCGTCCCCGGTGGCTCCGGTTCCGATCCTGATCGTGTCGACTACATTGTCGAATTGCCCGCCGAGATCTACGAGATACTTGCCAGCCTCAATGGTAGCCTTTCCGATAGCGGCACCCGCAGCAGCGACGCCAGCACCTACGGCGACAGCCTTCAGGTTTATGCCCTCGAGTGATTTGCTGGCCTCCTCTGCGGCTTTCCCGAGCGTTGGGCTTAATGAGCCCGCAATCTCCACGATCGCTTGTAGTGTTTTGCTGCTTGCCACGGTATCACCTCCTTCGGCCTTTCTTATGCTTCAACACTTGCGGTGGTCTGTTTTTTTGTCTGCGTTTTTGCTCGGCGGCGAGGTCCTCGGCCGCCTCTGCATACTCGACTATAAAATCAATTACTCTTTTCCTTTCGAGCTCTGACGTGCTGGTGTGGAAGGTTCTGGAGTAGTCTCTGATTGCTCGTCTGAGCTGTCTGCCCCTGAGTCTCCCGATCCGATAAAAAAACCTCGGCCGATTTTAGAGAATTTAGTGAGGGACTTGCCCTTGATCCTCTCCATGTCCTCGAATGTGTAAGAAGGGTTTACTGCAATGACAGCAGCGAAGCCGATGTATAAATGCAGGGAGTAGTCAAGCTCGACAGCTCCCGCAAGGTTTCCACCTTTTGAGCCGCTGGCTTTCATTTTGTGAGCCTCAGCCTGCGCATAGAGTTCGCCGCTGATCTCGTCGGTGTCGTAATTCATTTCAGTAACCTGCACGCCGTTGATAAGCACCGGCTTGTTGAGTGTGATTGTTCCTCTTTCTTCCGTCTGGGTTCTCATGGTTTTGGTTCCTCCTTTTTATAGAAAAAGCCGCCGGCGTTCTGCCAGCGGCCATGTTTTACAGTAATTTGTTGATGTCGCTCATGTAGTCCTTGCCGTCAATTCTGAGGATCTGGCTCAGTCTGTCGACTAGCAGGTACTCGTAACCTCCGACAAAGATCTGCACGCGGTTCGCGGTGTAGGTGAGCTCGTTTTCCGAAGCGGATCCGATTTCTGCACCGATACCCGGGAGCGCAGTCGGTGGGAATGTTCTGACAAAAGCCTTGCAGCCCTCCGGTGAGGTGGAGCCGTCCGCTTTGACAACATTTTGCACCCATCTAAATTCAAAGCTGTGCTTGTCGAGCTTTGACATTTTCCCGAGTCCTTTATCCTCGCCGATCTTCGTGATCGAGAGCTCCATATTTTCGAGCAGTCCGACAATAGGTACCGTCATTGTTCCCATTGCGTTTAGGTCTGCCGTCATTTGTGAAATTGCCGGAAGTGTGAAGCTGGTGTCCTTAGCAGTAAGCACACCGCTGTCGTATACGGTGTCGGCAACCACCGCGCCTTTTAAGTCTAACCACATACTTACTCACCTCCTCCAAAATAAGCAGTAAAGCCTTCGTCTGTGTATGATACGCGCGCCGTTCCGCTCTTAAATGGCGGGGTAGGGGTTGCGCTAATATCCCAGACAAAGTCGCCGTTCATCAGGTTGCTGGTAGGGTTGGCCGTCTCCAAAAATTCAACGGTAGGGTTGCCGATAAGGGCGCCGATACCCACTAATGAGTCGAGTTCCTCCTGCTCGTCAATAAGTACACTCTGCTGAAGGTTTAGATCCATAGTACCGTCGATCTGCGTGCCGTGGCGACGCTGGAAGCCGTTTGTAATATACATAAGCATACGGATATTAACGTCGAAAATGTAGCGGGCAACGCCGTCGGAACCGTACTCGAAGTAGGCTGTGTGAGGTCCCCAGAGTACCCAAAGGCCGTCTCTGAATATTGCAGTAGTAATTCCTTTTGAATTGAGTTCGGTGCCGTCCTGTTCGTCAAAGCCTTCGTTTTCAGAGTTAGCGCCAAAATACTGAGCGGTACACATGATCTCTTTATTTGACGGGCTTTCCATCGGGATATTGTTGTGGCTGTTGTCAACTCGCTGCATTGTGACGGTTGCTTGTGTGCTCAAGTGGTACGCCCTGCCGGTATACTGAACCTGCGGCCAGCAAACCTTTGAAAAGCCGTTGTTATAACCGTTTCGATCGGCCCATTCCTCGGCTTTTTTTATTGTATCAACAGCCTCTTTTGCATTGCTGTCATAAATTGGTATATCGGCGTTTACAAAACCGTCCCAGTGTCCGTTTAATTTTTGAACCGCCGAAACCATAGCTTTGTAAACTGAGGGATCTTCGCTCCAGAACGGTGCAGCCAGAACGTTGAGCACGGCATTGAACATAATGTAGAGCTTGGAGAGAGCCTGCAGTCCGGTCCTCTTGCCGGAGGCTGTAACGCTTCCGATAATGTCGTCTTTGGTTACGAGAGACGGATCCACCTCTGTGAATGAAGCCTCCACCGTACCGGTGATAGGATCGGCGTCATTCAATGACTCAATGACTACGGCGCCTTTAGTATAGTTGTAGTCGAGAGAGTAGTCCGTACCCAGTACCTTGTCGGAGAGTGCAAAGGTGTCAAGGATAATTGTGTCAGTCACATACTCAGCGCGACCGTTCTTGAATGTGAGCTCGACGGTTGTCTTGACGTCTTTCTGGTGTACGGCCGGATCTAATACGTTGATGATATAGATCGGCCCAACGTTTCCGATTGTGTTCGCAAAATGGCAGTCGAACGGCTCGCATAATGTGAACTTGTCCCAGTTGCTCGAGTAGCCGACTGTTGCCTGCGTTTTTGGCATGTTTTCCAGCTTGATCGGTGTGTTAATCAGCCCCTTCTCCTTATAACCTAAAACAAGGTTAATAGGTGCGGTTCCGATGTATGCCACAACGGTGTCAACCTGAACGGCGCTTTTTACTTTATCGTTTCCAATCTCGGCGCCAGCTCCGTGTTGATAACTCATTTTTAAGTCACTCCTTTACAATAAATCTTCATAGTCTGCGGGTATCTTGCGGGCCAGCCCGTGCTCGAGAGTGAACTGCACCCAGCAAAACCAGTACGGGTAATAGCTCACGAGAGCCCCGTCCTCAGTAAATGGGCCGTACTCTATGTTGTTTTCCTTGACGAGCCGCAGTCCCGCAATATACTCAGTGTTTTCGATTGCTCGCAGCACCTTGTCGGTAAAGCTCCAGACGTCCCGCCAGCCCTCGAGGTTTCTTTTGAAATTTTCGCTCGGCTCTCTGCGGTACTTCACGCCGCCGAGTGCCTGCGGATCCTTCTCTGGTACCGCCATTTCGCTGCCGTGCTGCCCCGGGTTCCATGTCGCAAGCGCGAGCTGTATCGTCATTTGACCGATGTGCTGCGCCGGTGCGTGCTTGCCCTTTAAGAGCTGCACGCATAGCGAAGGAATGGGCGCCGCAACATCTGGCGGCTTTCTGTCCTGAGTAGGAATGTACATAGCAAAGGCGGCCGGGTGTGCTGTCTGCACACTGTAGCCGCCGTCGTTTACTTTGTCGTCTGGAACTTTCAGAAGTATGCCGGGGCAGACTTCCTCCTCGAACCATTTGACAATATTGTCAAGATCGCTTGTTATAGCCATAGCGCACCTCCTAGACCATGCGGGTGTGGTGCAGGGCTATCTGTGTGATCCCCAGATTTTCAGCCCATGAGTCAACAGTACACTCTCGGCCGTCCACATTCAGTGCGGAGCCCGGAGCTTTTTCACCCTCCAGATCTTCGGTTCTGGCAAAAATAAGAGTGTCGGACTCAGCAACGCCCAAAATGTTGCCGTTTTTCATCGTGACAAGCGTGTCGTTGTCGATGATGATCGTTATACTTTTACCCTCGATCTTATGAACTTCTCCGAAGTCCTCGAGCTGCATGAATACGAGATCGATGTCCGACGCTATGAGGTCTTTGAGACTCTTACTCAACCGGATCCATAGCACCAAAAGCCGGAGGGGCTTCGGTGTCGTCCTCCTCTGCAAAGTAATCGTCGAGCAGCTTAATGACTTCGGCCTTTGTGCGCATATTTTGGGCGTCGAGTCCGTAAGCTCCAGCGAGTGCCTGCAACTCTGTGAGTCTCATTTTGTCGCTGTACTCTGGCTTTTCTGCTTTTTCACTCTGAGGATCTTCGTCTCCGTCAGCTTCCGGCTCCAGATCCTGCTCTGGTTCCTCTGCTTCCGGTTCTGCCGGATCCTCTGCCGGCCGCTGCTCGGTGTCGGCGGTTTCTGGTTCTGGCTCCAGCTCGGCCTCTGGAATAATTACGTTTGCATATTCAGCAACGCCCTGAGCCACGAGCTCGGCTTCTCTCTCAGGATCGAGAGAGAATGGCTCGGAGTCTTTGTCTTTGGGTAATATGATCCCGTTCTCTTTATAGCCGTATACTCCGGCGATAATTTTAATCATTTAGTGGCTCCTTTCTTCGCATTTCTTACAGTACGCTCGCAGATACCCACGGATTTTTGCTTCTAGGAATTAAGAGTGGGCGGCTTGTGACTTTGATCTCTCTGGACTCGGCCTTTACGTCTGCCGTGTACTTAGGAATACGGCGGCCGGTGTAAGTGTGGAACTCGCCGTCGTCCTGCTCGATCTGGGTAACTGCTCCATAGAGACTGCGGCCTGCTGCTGGTGCTGTCATAATTACGGTGCCAGCCGGGAGATATGGAACGATCTGACCGTTTTCGTCCTCGTAGGTCTCGTCGTCAGTGATAAGTTTTACCATGTGGCCGTCTACGTTCAGGATAGCGAAGCAGCAAGCTCCCTCGGGTAAATTCATAGGCTCGATAGTTCCGAGCATAATACTGCGGTTGTCGAGGTATTTCTGGATTGTAGGATCCTGCAGCACGATCTTTGAAACTCCTCGGGCCATTACGCACTCAGTAGCAGGGAGCCCGTTCTTTGTGAGCATGTAGATCATTTCAGAAAGATCTCCGTAAATGTCGGCACCGGCTGCGTTCCATTTTACTGCCGGTGTGTACTTCGCCGGGTTGGCTGCTTCATCGTAGAAGCGGATCTC